AATATATTAAAGACATCATGAATGTTCAAGGCTCTATTGCTAGTTTCGGTGATGGGTTGGTTTACATTAGAAACACACTTAAGCTCAGCTTTGCGCGAGCAGAAAAAAAGGAGGACGTGAAGTCCGATATACAACATGATAGATCAAAAGCTATCATAGTGGAAGGAACAAAAAACCTTTCATTAGGAGACAAGGGTGTCATAGAACAAGTATATGGCGCTCGCTTTGAAGAGCGAAACCCTACAAAGGCCCTAGCCAAAGGCACTATATATGGCGTCCCACAACGTGTAAGGACAGATTTCTCACAGCATTCTCACTACGGCATGAACCCACAGTATCTAGACGAAGATGGGGTACCTAATTACGTAGCTATTTCAAAAAGGTTTCGTGAATTGGCCGACAATGTAGAGCTCAAGGAGCAGCGGCTAAACAGATTCTTCAATTCAGTTGTTGTTAACGATTTTTATGACAATGCGACGGCTCTCATGTATGTATTATTAGTTAAGTTGCATATTTATAGAATGTTAGAAAAGCTGAATAAATATGACTATGAATTGGTCATGCGCCCTGAGCAGGTTGAAACTATAATTGATGATGATTGGAATGTTATGTACACAAGACTGATTGAGTTTTTTAAACACAACCATATAGGCTTCGGCATGTACAAGGCAGACCCCGAGACGCGCAATATGCTAAATAGTATGCGCGCGTGGTATGCTGCCTTGCCTCCAAGATTTATACTGGATAACAACGGTCAGAACATCGAACAAGCTATTTGGCACGCACACAGGTTCAAATATAATACCAAAGTCATACATATGTATGAGTATAATGATGGTCACAGCATAAGTGGCCCCCATTTCGGTGAGGAGTTTGGGTTTATTGAGTGCCGATTCCGATACACGGACAGTCACAAGAAGTATGAGTTTGACCAAGGCGGTATCCTGGAGTGTGATAAGTTTGCACTACCAGCAAATGAACAGGCTATTGATCGGTATGGTACCGTATATGGCTACATTAATGGTAGTGGATTGCAAAAGAAGCAAGTAGCCATCTTAGGACAAGTACTATGTGGCAACAGGAGGACCACACCTTTATTAATAGACCAAGATATTGATTTCGGAATATCCGAGAAAACAATCAAATGCTTTTCCGACCTAAGGTTAGATAATAATGAATTGTTTACCGTAACAGAATCAGATATCGTAAACACAATATCTACGTTAGTTACGACACACAAGTGGTATGAAGAGCTCGCTAGCGCCTATAGGAGCCTGAGGTATTGGCTGGTTCAGCCAGGTACAGAGACTGTGGAGGCTCACTGGTGGACTGGCATGGACAGAGTATTACACTTGCCCAAATTAGGCCTACGCCGAGCGGCGTTACCTATGCTGCTTGAAAAGGGTGGTGTAAATATATCACGTGAGGCTTTAAAGATAAATAAATTAGCATTGTCTAAATCAGATGGTCCTTATTTCGAATCACTCTTTGCTACAACATGTTGGTATTGGGGTGAGTACTTAGCTATATTTAACGCTAAGAATATTAAGCATATTATTAGAAAGCTAGAATACAACACTGAAGACGCTCTAGAGGAAACAGTCAGGGCAGATGCTCTATACTCCGCTATATTAGGCAGAGCCATACCTAAGCCAGTGTTTAGACACCAATCTACATATATATTAGGTGGTATACGGTCACAGTTCACGAGAGTAATGAAAATAGGCCAGATTAATATAAATAATATGGAAGAGTATGGTTATATCGCCGTGAACAACGGCGTCCGTTCGGGAACAATTGTTTATCCTGGTTGTTGTGCGCTCATTATTGGGCAAGCAGGTTCGCTGATTCTTGGTACACCTTACGCCAGTATATTTCAAATAAACCCTACTGTGGTCAAGGAAACTAGGACCAGAGATTACCGTGGCTACAATTATCACGATTTGTGGGCCTACGGTGTTGTACAGAGGTGGCAAGGCTATGATGTGGTATACAAGCACCCAAAGTCCGGTGGAGTACATACTATGTACGCCCCAAATGATGTTAGCATCGCTATGCCCCCGGTCAACCCTACTACAGTCGACCGTATTGAAAGTTATACCATACAGAGAAATAGACCCAGACAGCATGTCTTTGGGTCTGAGATCACTGATTTTATGAAATACAAAATGACTTTCACTTGGCACCGTATAAACTGTGTGCCTTTAGAAGAGCCTGATTATCACTCTGTAGGTGTGCAAGGAGAGGAGGCATCCTTCATGGTGGCGAGTAAGTTTTTAAGCGATATGCTTGATAAAGAACAGTATTCTGCCGCTGTACTAATGAATTACGATATTGACACGCAGGATTTTTACGAGGGCGAACCGACGGTAGCCGTGCCGGTCCCAGACGCACAAAACTCGTTAAAGTTAGCGGAACAAGACTTAGGACCGGAACCACAGCCAGACGAAGACCCTGGGCCGGCAGTTTGAAACACCTTTCTACTATTTTCTCTTACATACAACTCAAAAATGACTGTCTGGTACAGTCTACGTTTGATCTTGCCACACTATTTTTGTTTGATATAATGTATGGGGTAAATATAAACGGCAATTATATGTATCGTATCGGTGATACGTCTGTTCGCACGTATGCAGTCTTTTTACCCTCACTTAATCTAACTGCACTTTACATAACTAAGGACAATCACCTGCCCTCGATGGGTAATTATTCACTCATTAGAATATCACAAATACAATACGGTCCTGAGCTGGCTCCGTACGGCCCAATCACAAATAAAGAACTGCTGAATCATCTGTTTTATATAACGGAAGCTTCAATGCGTAGGGTCATAGAGTTTTCAAATATCCATTTGGTCAAAAAGTACCACGAGGGCACACTCGAACCACCAATTACTAAGGTTAGTGGGCAGCACATCAGACACCTTACTTTCAATGAACTACGTAGTTTCGATTGGACTGAATTGTGTACTCAAGTGGGCCCCACTATGCAACTAATAGAACGTCTCGCTATTTCTGGTGCGCATGAGTCTTTCCTGGTTGGGCTGATAGTATGGGCAATGTGTTTGCCTGAAGATCAAAAAAGGTGGTGGAATGTCTCAGGATTTCTTGACTGGAAATTTGACGGATACGAAGGTTTTATGCATTCTATTAAAAATAAATTTACTTTAAAGCTTAAGGCATTACAGAACTTGTTACCACTAGATCTGACACCATTTTTTGAGTTAGAAGTTTTGGTCAATAGGGGAGTTGGTACTGTGGACTGGGCGCAGGAACGTCGTAATCGTATAGAACTGAATGTAGTTAATATTGACTCTAACATAATATTTAATCACGCAGCGCGACTCTTCAAAAACTTGATACGGTTAAAAGGCAGGCCTAAGAGGTACAGTTGGGATAATTTCTGGGCTACACGCTGGCAGTGGAGCCCGACTGGTGCTTACAATAGTCAGTACCCTGAGGATGACAGATTTAGACACAAGGAACACACTATGAGGCACAAATTTTATGGTTTCAACGCTATGCCAGATTATGATTTTTCTCATTTTTTTAATAGGAAGCCCGAGATGTGTGCAAGGTCTTCAGAAAAGTATGAATGGGGCAAGAATAGGGCTATCTACGGTGTAGATAACACTAATTTTATCATGTCTAGCTTTGGTTTGGCAGGATGTGAAGAGCTGCTAGCTGGTCTATTTCCAATTGGTGTAGAAGCAGAAGCAACAAAAGTATCACGCACTGTTGAACAGGTTTTAAGGGACGGGGTACCTTACTGTTTTGATTTTCAAGATTTCAATTCACAGC